CATGTATTTAGATATAATGGAGCAGTTTGGCAAGAAGTAGGTAGAACATTAAATTTAGCTGAGAGTTAATAGGAGATAATATGTGGGGATTAGTAGAATCAGGATCAATTACAAAACTTATAAATAAACCAAAAGGTTTAGTTATTGGTGATGTTCGTTATTCAAGAAAAATATTTGAATTATGGAGCAAGTCTGAACTAGAAGCTATTGGAATTTATGAAGTAGAATTTGATAATTCTAATAAAAAAGATGAGAAATGGTATATCAATACCAATCAATCATTTGCTTTTGCTGGTGGAAAAATTACAGCAAGCTATGGTAGCGCAACTGCTAAAAAACATGCAGATACTAAATGGACTCAAAAAGAAATTGATGATGGTGATGCACCAGATGGTGCTGATACAAATACTGTTGCTTATGAAGGTTTAAAAACAATTTTAATTAAAAATGTTAAAGCACAAGCTAATACATTATTATCACAAACCGATTGGTACGTAACACGTAAGTCTGAAAAATCAACGGCAATACCTAGTAATATTACAACATGGAGAAATGGTATTCGTTCTAAACAAGCAGCTATGGAAACATCTATAACTAATGCAAACGATACTCCAGCATTGGAAACTTTATACACTTATGTAAATACAGCTGATGAAGGGGATCCAAAAGTTATGGAAAGACCATTGGGAGAGTTCCCAGTATTAGGATCTTAACATGCCTTTAATTTTATCAGGTAATGTAGCAACAGCAACAGCTGCAACAGGATATGATGTAGCCAACTCAGTTAGATATAATGATGGCGATAGTCCAAAACTAGATTTAGATTTTTCTAGCGATGGTACATTAAACAAATGGACATTTTCAATGTGGTTTAAAAGATCAACACTAGGTACTGCTCAAAGACTTTTTTGTTGTTATGATAGTGGAATGGACGATTATATAAAGTTTGGAACAGACGACCAACTTGAATGGGTTTTTGATAATGAAGATGGATCAAATAAAGGTGTATTAAAAACTAATAGAAAGTTTAGAGATGTTTCTGCTTGGTATCATTTAGTTTGCAGATTAGATACAACAGACAGTACTGCTGGAGATAGAATGAGAATGTATATCAATGGCACAGAAGAAACTTCATTTGCAACAGACACAAATCCAACTCAAAATGAAACAGGAGATATAGGTAGAGACAACGATCATTTTATTGGAACATTTGGTTCAGGTCAATATTTTGATGGTTATATGGCTGAAGTGTGTATGATTAATAATCAATCTTTAGCACCAACTTCATTCGGAGAATACGATGAAGATAGTCCGACAATTTGGAAACCGATAGATGTATCAGGATTAACCGCTGGTACAAATGGATTTTATCTTGATTTTGAAGATAGTGGTAACTTAGGAAATGATGCTTTTGGTGGAACAGATTGGACAGAAACTAATCTAGCCGCAACAGATCAGACGTCGGATACGTGCACCAATAATTTTGCTACTTGGAATAGTTTAATTAATTCCAATGGTTCTACAGCACAAGCAAACGCCTCATATACTACAAGCAATAGTTCTAGTAATTATGGATATAGATTAAGCACAATAGGAATGTCATCTGGAAAATGGTACGCAGAAGTTAAATATGCTAGTTCAAGTAATCAAGCATTAATAGGCATTAGAAGCAGAGAAGCTACAGCAGTTGTACATTATTTAGGATATTATGATGACGACTATGCAATATATGTTGATGGTCATTATTACAATAATAATTCTGAAACAACCAATTCAAATGCAAGTTGGACAAATGGTGACATTATTGGAATTTTTTTAGACCTTGATAATAATAAATTGTATTTTTCTAAAAACGGCTCACTTTATAGTTCAACAGGAATTTCAATAACGGCAGCAGCAAGTACAACAACAGGATTTTATTTTTTTAGTGTTAGTGAATGGAACAGTAGTGGAAATGGTACTTTTGAATTAAACACTGGTAATCCATCTTTTAGTTTAACTTCAGCTGTTAATGACGGAGAATACGGAAGTTTTGAATATACAACAACAATAACAGGCGATGGTGCTAGTAAGACTTTTAAGGCACTCAATACCAAGAACTTAGCGGAGTATGGAGGATAAATGGCAGCTTATACAACAATAGACAATCCAGAATTATATTTTCAAGTTAAAACTTGGACAGGAACAGGAAGTTCTAATGCTCTTACTTTAGATGGTGATGAAGATATGCAACCAGACTATGTAATGATAAAGCAAAGATCTGGTACTCAACAATGGAATGGTTACGATGATCTTAGAGGAGTTCAAAAATATTTAGGTTGGAATACAAATATTGTAGAAAACACACAAGCTCAAGGATTAACTGCTTTTGGCTCTGATGGATTTACAGTTGGAACTGATGATATGGTTAATAAAAGTTCATCAACCTATGTTGCTTTTTGTTGGAAAGAATCTGCGACTGCTGGGTTTGATATGGTTACCTATACAGGAAACCAAACTGCAAGAACAATATCACATTCACTTTCAGCAGTTCCTCATTGGATGGTAATTAAAAATAGAGGATCAACTTATAGTTGGCAAGTATATCATCATAAAAATACATCAGCACCAGAAACAGAAATTATGTATTTAAACCAAAATGCCGCAACATCAGATAGTAATGTTGAGTGGAATGATACTGCACCGACTTCAAGTGTTTTTACAGTAGGAACAGATGTTGGAGTTAATCAAAGTAGTCAAAGTCATATTGCTTATTTATGGAGTGAAAAACAAGGCTTCAGCAAATTTGGTTCATACACAGGAAACGGAAATGCTGATGGACCATTTATCTACACAGGATTTAGACCAGCTTTTTTAATAATTAAAAAATCAAGTGCAACAGAAGATTGGGGTTTGATTGATAATAAAAGAGATCCTAATAATGATGGAGCAAGTTCTCAATTATTTCCTAATGGATCTAATGTAGAAGATAGTTCAAATGACAGAGCAGACCTTTTAAGCAATGGTTTTAAATTAGTAACATCAAGTGGTCAATGGAATGCTTCTGGTGCAACATACATTTATATGGCTTTTGCAGAAGCACCATTCGTAAATTCTAATGGAGTACCAGGAAACGCAAAATAATTATGTTACAAAAATTAAGATTTCAACCTGGAATTAATAAACAAGTCACAGCAACGGGCGGCGAGGGTCAATGGGTTGATGGTGATAATATAAGATTTAGATATGGTTCACCTGAAAAAATAGGTGGCTGGGCACAGTTAGGAGACATAACTTTGACTGGTAGAACAACTGCTATGCACCAATTTGTTAATTCAGATGGTATTAAATATTCAGCATTAGGCACAAATAGAATTTTATATGTGTATTCAGGAGGTGCATTTTATGATATTACTCCTATTAAGGCTACAACAACATTAACAAATGCATTTACAACAACAAACGGTGACGCGACAGTTACGATTACGTTTGCATCTTCTCATAACATTAATCAGTACGATATTATTAAGTTGGATAATTTTACCGCTATTACTAATTCTAATTTTAGTTCTGGTGATTTTGATGATAAAGTTTTTATGGTGGCAACCGTCCCTACTTCAACAACAATTACAATTGAAATGGGATCAAATGAATCAGGATCAGGAGCATCCACATCAGGTGGAATAAGAGTTCAACACTACTATTCAATTGGACCTGCAGTTGAAGAATCAGCAGCTGGTTGGGGTCTTGGATTATGGGGCGGTACTGCATTGGGTGCAGTTACATCTACTTTAGATGGAGCCTTAACTTCAGGTTCAACAAGTATTGTTCTCGATGATTCAAACGGATTTCCTGCATCAGGAACTGTTGTAATAGACGATGAAAGAATTGCTTATACGACGAATACAACTGGTACAGGAACTTTATCAGGTTTAACTAGAGGATCGGATAACACAACAGCAGCATCGCACAGTGATGCAGCTACTGTAACCAATGCATCAGACTACACTAAATGGGGTGCATCACAAACAGGTGACATTGTAACAGCTCCTGGTATGTGGTCGTTAGATAATTTTGGTAACAAACTTATTGCAACTATTGCAGACGGCTCAAGTTTTGAATGGAATTCTAATGCAACAGGTGCAACTTCTACTAGAGCAACACTTATAAGTGGTTGTCCTACTGCATCACAATTTACTTTAGTTTCTACACCAGATAGACACTTAATTTCTTTTGGTTCAGAAACAACAATTGGAACAACCTCTACGCAAGACGACATGTATATTAGATGGTCAGATCAAGAATCACTAACTGATTGGACTCCAACTTCAATTAATACTGCTGGTACACAAAGACTTGCAGATGGCACAAGAATTGTTGGAGCAATAAGAGGTCGTGATGCAATTTATATTTGGACAGACACAGCATTGTTTATTATGAGATTTGTTGGCCCACCATTTACTTTTTCATTCCAACAAGTTGGAACTAACTGTGGATTAATTGGACAGAACGCAGCAGTTGAGGTTGATGGATCTGCATATTGGATGTCAGAAAATGGTTTTTTTAGATATACTGGACAATTACAATCATTACCATGTTTAGTTGAAGATTTTGTTTATGATGGTTTAGCAGATGTACCTAGACAACATATTTATGCAGGATTAAATAATTTGTTTGGTGAAGTAAGTTGGTTTTATCCAGGTAGTGGTGCTACATCCAATTCTAGGAATGTTACATATAATTACATGGACTCAAGTGGCCAGCGACCTATATGGACCATAGGTTCATTAGCTAGATCTACTTGGGCAGACTCAGCTATATTTGGTAAACCACACGGTACTGAATATGATTCAAGTTCTACAAGTGATGCAACAGTTGGAAACACTGATGGTTGCACAACTTATTATGAACATGAAACTGGAACTAACCAAATTAAAGCAGGTGCAACAAGTGCTATTCAAGCTAGTATTGAATCAGGAGATTTTGATATTGGTCAATCACCTATTCCACAACAAGGGGATGGAGAATTTATGATGAAAATAAGAAGAGTTATACCTGACTTTTTAACACAAACAGGTAATGCAAGAATTACATTAAACTTAAAAAATTATCCAACAGATGCACAAGCAAGTTCATCTTTAGGACCTTTTACATCTTCAACAACAACAACTAAAATAGACACCAGAGCACGTGCAAGAGCTATATCCTTAAAAGTAGATAATACGGGAGTTACTCAACATTGGAAACTTGGTACTTTTAGATTAGATGTACAACCAGATGGGAGAAGATAATGGCAAGAATAGTACAATCATTAACACAACCAAATAGAGAATACGATCAACAAATACAACAATCGTTTGTTAGAGACGTTGATAGTATTGTACAAAAATTAAATACATCTTATCAAAAAGATTTGAAAGATGAATCAGAAGCGGAGGCTTTCTTTTTAGCATAATGGCAAATAGTTTCGTAAATAAAAAAGCAGATTTAACAAGCAATAGTGCAACAACACTGTATACAGTGCCTTCTTTTTCTACTGCTGTTATTAAATCTATCTTAGTATCTGAAGATTCAGGTAACGCTGATACTATAACAGTGACTATAACTGATACTTCTGATAACGTATTTAGCCTTTTTAAGACAAAAGCAATATCGGCAAACGCCACTACAGAATTACTATCAGCACCTTTAATTGCTCAAGAAAGTGAAGTAATAAAGGTGACTGCAGCTACTGCAAATAGACTACATGTTGTACTTTCGGCTTTAGAAATCAAGCCTAGAGAGGTTACAACATAGTCTTGATTTACTCGTTAAAAACGAGTAATAATGTAAATTCAGGTGCAATCCCTGCCAAAATAATATAATAAAACAATTGACATATATGATAACAAGAGCTCACATTAGAAGACAACTACGTGCATCAGGTGGAATAACAAATGCTGTTCCAAGACAAGGTTATTTTTTAGGTAAACTAGTTAAAGGTATTGGTAAAGGTTTAGGTAAAGTTGTCGACGTTGCAAAACAAGTTGTTAAAAGTCCAATAGGTAAAGCCGCACTAATAGGTTTAGGTGGAGCAGGTCTTATGGGTATGGGACCATTGTCTGGTCTTGGTGGAATTGGTGCAAGAATAGGTGGAGGTTTAAGTGGATTAAAATCAAGTTTATTTGGAAGTATCATACCAAATGTTAGAGCAGCAGGCATGCCTTCTTTTTTAGGTGAAACAGGGTTTACTTCAACTAAAGGTTTATTAGGAAAACTAGGTTTAACTAAAGGTGGTGGATCTATGGGTATAACAGGTTTAGGTAAAATGTTAGGTGCAGGAGGTTTAATAGGATATTTTGTATCTAAAGGTGCATCAGAGGAAGAAGCAAAAGAATTAGCACAAGATGTACGAAGAGGTGAAGGTATTGGCTTTGATCAAATAAGAGCTGATCTAAATAAATATAGAAGTGGTGACTTAAGTCAATCACAAATGTTTGATAAGAATTATAGATTTTTGACACCTAGAAATTTTGTTGCAGCTAGAGGTGGCAGAGTTGGTTTACAAGAAGGATCATCAGCTATGAATAAAGAAAATGTAAAACAAAAGTTTGTATCAGATGAAGCTGGTGCAATACCTAAAAAAGGTGGTGGAGTTTTACCATCTGACATAGGTAAATTAAGAAGAAGTGATTTT